GCTTTGGAACGCAGTGCCGACTGATAGATCATCTCACTCAGTTCATTCGTTGTCTGAAAGCCGTCGTTCATGAGGTTTAAACGGGCGTTGATCTGAGCCTGGGTGTCAGAGAAATCCAGGAAACTACGAACCAGTGTTGTCACACCGGCGGCCGCGGCAATCCTCTTGATCGTACTCAGGAGTTTGCCCGCTTGGTCATTTGTCTTCTGTGTCTCTCGTCCCAGACGTGACTGGTTTTCGATCGTATCGATCAATGCGGGATTGCCTTCCTTGATTGCTGCTGTCATCTGGTCAAAACTTTTTCCGCTGATACTGTTGGCAGCGTCTCCCAATACCTGAAGGGCAGCTCCCTGTTCCTGGATTTTTCCGCTGAGTTCCGTGATCTTTTGATCCAGGGTATTAAACCCGGCTGCCGCAACCGCATTGGAAGACTGCCCCATCATATTGATGGAGTTGTTGATCCTTTCAGTTGCTCCCACTGCTGACTCACCAAGCGTTAAGAACCGGGTGAATGCAGCCGTAAATTCATCCGTCAAAACAAGAGATTCCTGTATTTTACCCATTCACACCACCTCCTCACTTGTTCTTCATCTCTTCCGACAACCGATCCATCATTGTAAACATAAGAATCTTTTCCCTCAATGGCCGTTTCTCAAAGTCTTCCGGGAAGATTCCAAGGGAGACAAAAGCAAAATAGCTTGTTTCTG